CCGTCTGGCACCATCCATCACGAGCGATAAAGGCTCTCAGTATGTGTCACTGGCCTATACGGAGCGACTAAAAGAAGCCGGATTACTGGCATCAACAGGGAGTACAGGCGACTCGTATGACAACGCGATGGCTGAGAGCATCAATGGTCTTTACAAAGCGGAGGTAATACACCGTAAGAGCTGGAAAAACCGTGCAGAAGTGGAACTGGCCACACTAACGTGGGTGGACTGGTATAACAATCGACGATTGCTGGGAAGGCTGGGCCATACTCCTCCGGCAGAAGCAGAAAAAGCTTATTATGCTTCCATCGGAAACGATGATCTGGCAGCCTGAGTTCACAGATAAAACACTCTCCAGGAAACCCGGGGCGGTTCACGGGTTTATTAGTGTACGTCTTTGAGCCAGACTCCGCTGTAAATCTGTCCAGGAAAAATACTGGAGTCAGCACGCCCGTAACATTAACGTTATTTCTGTTATAAATGGCAAAACCGTATTCCAATACTCACCTCCTGATCAGCGTAATCTGCCTATGCGAACAGCCAGTCGTCCATTCTGGTCATAAACCTCAATTTTATCATTGCGGATCACCAGTCCTACATTCTGATTAGAGTAACGAATTGTCAGTTGCCCTTGTGACGTAACACTGAAAAGGCCTCCAATATTCAGGTTACCCTGAGAATCAACCTGAAAGTTTCCGTTCTGAATAACGGCACTCCGGATAACTGGCGAAGTGATACTTACCCCGGCTTTTACCTCATCCGCCACAACCTTCCGCGACACCAGTGTTTCAATCACCGCGTCATAAATCATCGCTTTCGGGATCACTACCTTGCCACCTGATACCGCAAACGGATAGGCTGTGTTATCCGGATTATTCGGGTCAAAGACAAACAACTGCGACGCAGAAATTGCAACCTGACTTACAGGCCTGCCTTCACTGTCTTTTCCGGCGACAATCCCGATCCCCGCAGTGATACCATCAACTCCCGCTTTTTTTGACCACATTGCAAGAAAAGCTTCACCGCCTTCTTTATCCAATTTAGTGATGCGCTTGTCGACCTCATTAAGCGATTCACTGGTTGACGAATCCAGTGTGCTAATGCGGGTTTCAATACCACCAATCGTTCTTGTCGTTTCTTCCCTGAGAGTCCCTACAACTTCGGTTGTCTTAATTGCAGCATCCTTTACAGCCTGCCCCTGCGCGTTTTTTATTTCTTTACGCAGCTCGGACACAACCGGCGACTTTGCAGCCTCATCGCGGATCTGGTCAATGATGGCCTTCACGCCGATCTGTGTTTGTGCCTGAGTGCCTTTTTCAGCATTCCATGGACCTTTCACTCCTGCCGCGTTAACAAAACGTATCCAGTAAAATCCCGACCAGCCAGGGTCAACCGGATCGCCGTAAACCTGCCCCGGCGTCGTGGCAACCAGCACTGCATCAGCAAGGTCATCCTCCGTACCCCGCCAGATTTCAGTCAGTGAATGTCCGCGATAATTAGGCATATCCCATTCAAGAAGAACCGAGCCAAATCCACCGGTCGCCTTAAAATTCAGCGGTTTTGTGGGAAAATCAACAGTCATTAAAGTACTGTCAATCTCAATACCCGGATTCAGTGCATATGAGGCACCACCCGATGTTCGACGCCGGGCGAGTTTAAGACCAACCAGTTCCTCACGGGTCACAAATGCGTGACGTCCGTCACCACGCTGCCCGGTGCCAATTTCCATATTCTCCACAACAGTGGATAAATCCTTCCCCGCACGCCACGGTTTTCTGGTCATACCGGCATCTCCGACATTGATGTACTCAGGGTTATTCGTTCCACCTGCCCGAATCCGGATACCATCACCTGCCAGTTTTGCCCGGTTGCTGCCGGAAGTCTCACCACACTTCCCTTAAACGTACCCGGCGCAAAATGAATCACAGGAACATCATCAGCCATAATGGTGATCCCCACCCGCTCAGGCGCCGGAGATTTCACCCTGATACAGGAAAAAGAGGTTCTTTCAGGTAATGAAAAAATTTTTGAATGCCACCTTATCGTGGAGGGCAGAGCCCCCCCGGCAAGCACTGACATTTTGTCTCCTGTCACCACGCGCATCATATCTTTCGCGAGATCAACCCATGCGCAGTCAAACGGTGTACTGAGATAACGGATATCCATGTTCACCGGACTGAATACAAACACATCCTGCTTACCATCCGGTTTCGTGTAACAGGCAATGTATTCACCACGCCAGGGATAAGCCACAATGGAGGCCGGATTAAACTGACTCTGCCACTGTTCCGGTGAAACAATCTGTTCCGTCGCCAGCGCGACATTACCGTTTGCATCAACAGACACCAGGCCATTTGTTCCTGCATACAGCACAAAACCCTCCATCGCAACCATACTCCGCCTGCTCAGACACGCCTGCATTGAAGGGATTTTGGAACCAGAAATTGTGGACGGTGATACCCCACTGAACAAATAAGGCTCCCCCTTTGTCGCCACCACCAGTGACGTTCCCAGCGGACAGATAGCTACAATATCTTCTGCCGTCGTGTGACGATTCACTTCCGGCCATGCATACGGCAGATACGCTTCCGAAAACATCACTTCATTACCGGCAAACCCGGCGGCAATACCGTTAGCCATCAGGCAAAGGCCTGTCATATTCTCTGGCGGCGGCAGGTAATCCCATGTCGCCAGGGAAGGCCCAAGGTTTTTCGCCGGTATTTTGTCCGTGTAACTGAGCACGGATGCATCCAGTTCAGCCACAAGTAAAAAATCCGCCTCCCCTCCACCTGATGCAGAGCGATAAATCCGGCGACGTTTAATACTGGCATTCTGCAATGGCACCGGAGCCAGCGTCAGTTGTACCGCAGTTCCCGGAGTACGGAGTGTTACCTCCAGAGACGCCGGACCTGGCGGACCTTCTTCACCATAATCTGAGACAAAGGTTTCCGTATAAAACCGGGTTTCATCATCATTCGGGTTATCGTCAGAAACATCACCGCCCTGCTGAACAGTACAGACAGGAGCTGTCGTCGGCGCGGGGATCCCCAGACGATACGATGATGTCGGGTGATTCCCGTCCCCTTTTGTGGCAATAGTCGCATCCGTCACTTTAGGAAAACGCCCGTCAGTGTAGTAAATACGCCCGTGGGGGTCCTGAGCGATCGGACTGCGGATCACATCCACCACATCCGGCCATGCAAACCAGAAATCGTCACGGTAATGAAAAATTGTTTTTGGCTTAATTGTGAATGTTTTCTCAACCCCGGATATCTGACGTTCTGGTGTAATAACACCAAACCGGAAATGGCAGTCCTCCGCCAGTACAGCGGAATGCTCGGGCAGCATGGATGTCACAACGCGCGGCATCATCCCACGCATCGTGGTGATATCGATATAGGGCATAGAAATTCCTTTGACTGCTTCAGGCTTAAAAATCAGGGGATTTATGATGGAATTCGCTAAAATCGCGATCGGCATCACTGAAACAAAATGCCTTGCATGACATTCTGATGATGACTAAATAACTTCATTGATTATTGCAATTTTCTTTCGGTTTGGGGGAGCATATTGCTCCCCTTTTTTCACTGCATTATCATTGCCGCTGTAGCAACGAGAAGCATCACTCCGCACACGCAAGATGTTTCACACTCACACCATACAGTCCATTTTTCGCCATTCCCGTATACAGAAAGCTATTCACTGTCTTCGTGTGAATTCCCATTTCACTGGCAAGGCGACATCATGTACCCCTTTCAATTTTTCCAGATTCAGCTGAATAAAACGGCGTCCCTGATACATACTGCGCATTAAATGGCCCAACTGACTATCACAGATTATTAACCAGGATTCTTTACTATCCAGAATAATCCTGCGATTTTCCGGCATAAAAAACTCTTGAACCAGAATTACACGGCATCCTTCACTCCATCGTATTAACATGTTTATTACTTCACTCTCTAATAACCCCCCCCTATACATGACAACAAAAACCGGAGCCGGGCTCCGGTTTTTGTGAAGCTGTCGGCTATTTCATCCCGCCAATATTTTCCCACGTCCCGTCAGCACGCAGGATTTGCAGCGGTCTTACCACACACTGTATCTGCTTTTTATCTGCATCCAGTATCACCACCTGTGTGATTACCCTGTCCTGCTCCGGAATAATGCCATTCTCATCTGACTCCAGAATGTCTGCCGGTCCCAGTCGCAGTTGTGCTGTAAGCGACTGCCCGTTTTCACAGTCATCATGCTTTCCGCAACCGCACAGACTCTGCATAAGCTTTCTCAAAATATTCATGTCATTCTCCTGTTCTGCCTGTATCACTGCCCACTTCATCCAGCCCCTTGACATCCTGCCACGGCCCGTCACCAAACCTGACCTGCAAATGCTGAAAAAAACCCTGAACCCGTGTGGCATCTTTGGGGTCAAGAAAGGTCAGTCCGGTGATGAGTGCGCCATCTGTATCCGGGAACCAGCCATGGCTGTTTGTCTCAATAATGTTTCCCGGCCCCAGACGGAACCGTATTTGCGTCTCCCCCGGGTCGCCCTTCGGCCCCTGAGGTCCGGTCGCCCCCACCGGGCCTGCCGCACCTGTTTCTCCTTTCGGTCCCTGTGGGCCTGCCGGGCCTGCCGCACCGGTATCTCCCTTTGGACCCTGTGGACCTGCATTTCCCGTCAGACCGGTCTCTCCCCGCTCTCCCCTGTCACCTTTCGGCCCCTGCGGGCCTGCCGGACCAGCATCACCTGCCGGTCCCCGTTCGCCGGTTGCCCCGACAGGGCCGGTGTCACCGCGCTCTCCCTTATCACCCTTCGGCCCAGCCGGACCTGCTGGCCCCGTGTCCCCTTTATCTCCTTTCGGACCGGGAACACCACCTCCTGCTGCAGCCTCTTCTGCCTTTGTTTTCGCTTCATTTGCCACATCCATTGCCGCTTTCACCGCTTTCGGGGTGGCAGCCTTCGTTTCATCATCACTGTCCGTTGCGCTGCTTAACTGCACAATTCCCTTCTGTGCCGTCGTTGCATCAGCCACATTTGCAGCGCTGCCTGCCGGACCTGGCTCTCCACGAGGTCCCTGAGGTCCGGTCTCTCCTCGTTCGCCTCTCGGACCTGCAGGACCAGGTTCACCTCGGGGGCCAGTCTCCCCACGCTCACCTCGTGCTCCCATCGGTCCCTGTGGTCCGGCTTCTCCTCGTTCGCCTTTAGGACCTTGCGGGCCTGCAGGACCTCCCGGATCACCTTTCTCGCCTTTTGGCCCCATATCCCCCTGGTCCCCTTTAGGCCCCCGCTCTCCGGTATCCCCCTTCAGGCCTGGTATTCCCTGCGGTCCTCGCTCCCCCTGTTCGCCCTTCTCACCACGCGGACCAGCAGGCCCTACAGCCCCCTGAGCACCAACGTCACCACGCTCACCTTTCGGCCCTGCGGGCCCTTGAGGGCCCACTGGACCTGTTTCGCCTTTAGGACCGACATCCCCCTTCGGACCAGTTTCTCCCTGAGGCCCCCGGGGCCCCCGTGCATTCTCAGCCATACGTCTGGCCTCTTCAGCACTGACAGTGGCAGCCTCTGCCCGCTTAAGGATCTCTCCGGCGCTCTCCTGCGCCAGCCTGGCCTTTTCAGCATGCTGTCTGGCTTTTTCTGCATCAGCTCCGGCGGCTTTTTCAGACTCTCCGGCACGGGTCGAGCTTTCCTCTGCATTCCCCGCTGCTGTGACTGCACGGGTCGCAGCCTCAGTGGCATCAGTCGCTTTTTGTCCGGCTTCAGCCGCCCTGCTGGTTGCCGTCTTTGCACTGTCAGATGCACTCTTCGCACTGGCTGCTGCACTTTCTTTTGACTGTGTGGCCTGAGTGTTTTTTGTCGCCGTGTCTTCATTCAGGCGACGAATAGTGGCAAGGTCATCAGCCACATTATTCTGTATCTGCCGGAAATCTGTCAGCAGTTCTCCGGGTATGCTAACCTCAACAAGACTGCGGCGTAACAGCATATTGAGCGTCACCGTACTTTCGGTCCCCTCAATACGCACACGTCCGTAGACAGCAGTCTTCCCTTTCACCGTCACCGAAACCGCATACTCCCCCGGATCCATCGTCATTCCGTAATATCCACCTTCACGGGTCACTGCCGACGCACTGGTGCCGCTGAGCGCATCCGGTGAAACTGTCAGCGCCGTCAGGGTAATATTTGCTCCTGATATCGCCTCACCATCAGGAGATTTCAGCGTCCCCGAAACAACAACACTCACACTCCACCTCCGTTAAACACTTTTTTACGGGCATACAATGCACTGTCTGCCCCCTGTTTGATCCCAAGTTGCTCAACAAAACTCTGATAATGCTGCGCAGCCAGCCCCGATTCTGCGCCACCGGCAGCATCCTTACTGAAAGCGCGAAACAACATCCACTCCACCAGTGGGTTAACATAAGCCTCTTCCAGTGGAACTGGCGTATCATCGTCCTGCGTCAGAACATACACTGCCTCCGGTATCCGGCTTACCACTGCATCAATACTTATCTCTTTGTCAGGAGCAGGAAACAGCCAGAATACGCGCGGGGACAGGTCGTTGCTGATAAAACATTCAGGAATACCCTTCATTGTGGGCCACTCAGGATACTGCGCATCCAGCACCTCCCGGGATAATGGTCTGACTGCACTACCGTCACTGAGGCATATCACGTCAAGAAGTTGTATTACACCATCGGGCAAAACCTGACGGGCGCCAGGAACACAACTTATTGTTTCCAGGCTTGCGCCAGCATCCGGTCTCGCCAGAATCACTGCCCTCACAGCATCATTGTAATAATCGCACAATTCCTGCAGGGGCCAGCGAACCATCATCGGGTCAACCAGTTGTGTATTCACACGTCCGATGATTTCTGTAATCGTCGTCATCAGAAAAACCTCTGCCTGCGTACAGGGTTGCGGTATGAAGAGTACGGGCTTGTCGCCAGTGTATGACGATATGCCCGACGGATCCCCTCAGAAAACTGCACAGAAAAATACTGTGCGCGTAACGGATCTGACCATGAAACACCAGTCTGCATGAACAACCGCTCAAGTGCCCCCGCAGCCACTTCTTCAGGCCATGTGAGGAGTTCATCCGGTATCTGGCTGCGTCCGGCTTTCGGAGCGACGGCATAAAGCACGCTCACCTCACCGGGAGAACAGGCAAATCGCAGGGAGCGTCCGGAGCTGATATCCACATCCCGACCGACAAAAAGCTCATGATTATCGTCAGAGATACGGATGATATGAACGCACTCCTCATCATCTTTGTCATACGGAAGCACGATTTCTTTTCCTGCTACTGGTACAACAGTAACCTCCCGACGGCACACCAACGACTGGCGGCTGAATGCCACGGCAGCCATTGACAGAGCATCCGTCATCATAATGTTCAGTGGACCGCTGATATGACGACGGACATACGGTAAAAAATCACTCAGTTCCGCCATGCTGTTCAGTCTCCGCAACACGACGGCGAAATGCCTCACGCACCCGGATACGGAATGCCTCAGCCGTTTCTTTCGGGTCTTTGTGAATATCCAGCTCTTCTGCCTCACACAGCGTCGCCAGCCGTGCTGAGGTGAGCTTACTTAAATCCACCTCCTGCCCGTTAACAGAAACAACAAAACTGTTCTCCGCTTCTGCCAGCGCAGCAAGCACTCTTTCCTGCGCCTGCTGTGCCTGCCGCAACTGCTCATTCTGTTGTTGCTTTTTCAGAACATCATCAAGCTCTTCATGACGAACCCAGACATCCGGAAACCCCAGCAGTTGCCAGGCCATCGCGCTGTCAACATGCACCGGCTCAAGACGTGGGAACAGCGTGCGACTTCCGGTAATGGTGTCCTTTTTCACGGGTTTTGGGCCGATATAGACAACGGCAATTTTCTCACTCATATAATTCCCCGGATAAAAAGCCCGCATGACGCGGGCCGGAAGGTTTTAATCAGTATCCCACCACGGTATAACGCAGCAGAACATTCAGGGTGCCGGTTGCAGCGGCAGTCTTAATGGTGACAGTAACCAGCTCCCCGTCACGCTGTGTGGTGTACGGCTCCACTGGCACATATCTGGCAAATTTTGCAGAAACAGCTTCGCTGTTATCGATGAGAGCATGCTCACCGGACTTAATGCTGACGGTTGCAGTACCCAGACCACCCGTTGAAACCAGTTGGAGTGAGTTGATACGGATGCCCACTGGCAGTGAGAGAAGATGAATAACACTGTCCGCTTCCGCAGCATTCACCGTAAATACGCCTTCTGCCACCGACTCATTACCGTGCGTACCCGTATAGACCCGTTCACTCAGTGACGGGGCAAGGATAGTCTTTGCCATAATTAATGACTCCTGAAAAAGCCGGGCGAAAACCCGGCATAGGGAAAGGAAAAAATCAGAGCTTCACTGCTGTATCAACGGCAATCACGCCGTGATCCTGCATCTTGCCGCTCTTCTCGGGGAAACGGATTTTTTTCAGACCGTTGATCCAGCTGATTGCTATCTCAGTACGGTTATCCATATCCGTTTTCTTCTCAACCATGTTGAAGTGACCGCCCGCCTTCTGACCGTAAGCATTTGCCAGCGCCTGAGCCCCCAGTAACATGGCGCGGTCAATATTGGTTGCAGCAGCGACCTCTTTCGTGGTTGCCGTCAGGTTATTCTCTGATACCAGAACCTTTGACCCCTGATAGAAACGGATCGGCATACCCGCATACTTACGAACCAGGATATTGCGCCACATCGCACATTCACCTTTGAACAGCGGATGATTAAAACCTTTTGCACGGTTCACGGCACGAACCATCATCTGGTTCCAGTCCTTACCGGACGTCGAGGTGTACCAGTCATTCCACTGACGCGGCGTGACGTACAGGACGTAATATGGATCTTCTCCGTGAAGTTCATCACCGGACAGACGAACCGGCTGTAACGGATGCGCCATTTCGTCAATGAACAGGGAGAGATTGTCCACCAGGCCAATAGAAAAAATATCTGCCGCTTCAATCTGCTCAAAGCTTGTCGCATCACCGCCAAAAAAGTGACGGTCATGTGTCGGAGGCAGTACATCGTTGATCATGATTTTTTTGAATTCAGGGTGCTCCGCTGTCGGCAGAATAGTGTCGTCAGCAACAAAATCACCACGAGCTCCAGCAAGATGCACTATCGCACACTGGTCCTGCAGGTCATTAAAGTACGTCCCCAGAAGCGTTCTGGCTGAGGATGCCAGGTTAAACTTCGTGCGCTGCTGACTCATACGTCCGCCTGCATCCACCAGGTGACGTCCCTGATTGATTTTCAGGGAGAAGTCAGCATGGCTGAGATCCTCACCACGACCTTCAACACGCTCATCTCCCATCGTCGGACGTTTTGAGAGTTTGTGCATGATGCTGAAGGTCACTTCATCACCGGCCTGTTTGTTAAGGTCTGTGATACGGACAACCGGCGCACCCGCGCTGGTCTGCTTCGTGCTTTTCTTGTCCGGCGAAACCGCTTTTGGCGCTTCCTGCTGTTCAGTGAGGATATTTACCATCGAGCGGTTGCGGTTGGCAGCGGTAAAAAGCGCCACCTGATACAGCTTATTCGCCTGGGCTGATGTTACAGTCGTCATTACTTCAGTTCTCCTTCAGTAAGTTACCCGAGCTTCTCCAGAAGCGCGTCTATTTCAGCATTCGTCATACCGCGCATAATCGCCTCTGCCTCTGAATGAGAAGCGCCAAGTAACCGTTCAAAATTATCACCGGTTCCGACGGAAGCCGTGGTGCCTAAATCTGACGGGGAAGCAGGTACTGCCTGCTCCTGTTCAGCGGTCTTCACTTTCTCTTCCGCCGTTTTCCGGATATCCGTTTTGTCTGCCTTGTTGTCAGCAGACGACTCACTGACTTCACCGAAAGCAACCTGCGTACGACGGGCCACTTCAGCGAAACGTTCAGTGAGCGTTTTGTCTTTCCATGCGGGGTCATTCTGGAGCTTCCCGTCGATGGATACAGCAACCGAGAAGCGATCTGGATCGGACTCCTGCCACGTTTTCAGCACCGGCACGGCATTCATCGCATCAAGAACCGGTGATAAATCCTCACCACCATTACCTTCTGCCTGCTGTGCTGATTGCTGAACACGGGACTGGAGATAGTTATTTTTACGGATGAGCGAAGCCACCGCGTCACCAATTTCCGGATACATCTCCCTGATACGGGCAATCTGCTCATCAGAAATTTTTTCGTTTTCCGGTAACGGTGTGGGCTTCATACCGGCCTGGTGGATCTGAGACGTCAGCAGTTCCACCCTGCGTTTTTCTTCAGCTATCTGCCCACGAAGAAGTGCGGCTTCCTGTTCGGCCCGTTGCTTACCGGAACGTTCAGCCTCAAGGACTTCATAGGGAATGACGTGTTTACCGTCGCGGGTGAGCACCCCCTTCGCTTCCGGCTCCTTCACGTCCTGCGTCTGCTCCACACTGGCATCCGGCGTCGGTGCCACATTGTTATCGCCCGTCTGAGTCTGTGCTTCCTCATCCGCATGTTTTTCCGTGGTATCTTCCGTCACGACGTCCTGTGCGTGACTGTCAATATCCACATCCCCAAGTCCTTCCAGCATTTTTTCCAGTTGTTCCGGGGTTTCTTCACCCGTAAATTCAAAATCCATAAATAACTCCGCATGGTCTGTTTATCGGACAGATCCGAATGGTTGAGTAAATAAGGCTTATCGCTGCCCCCGCGAATAAGCGCACCGCTCCCGGAACGCTTACCTCCGGAAACAAAAAACCCCGTACGATGACGGGGTTCAGTTGAAGCCAGAGTTTTCAGAGCGACATTTCATTCATCCGCTGTTGTAACGTATACAGCATCTGTTGCTGAAGAACGTCCTGCTCCTGTTCCATATTCTGTACGCCGGTAATGATTTCTGCCGTATGTGCCTGGTTAAGCGCATCCACATAACGCTGCCCCTGTGTCAGGGCGACTTCCCGCTGTGCACTGGCATTATCCCGTTGTGCAGCTGCATGTGCCCTGGCGGCGTCAGCTTCCAGTTTTGCCACTCTGCCAGCCATCTCGCGCATCTGGAGTTCTGCCTGTTGTTGCTGAAGTGCCTGTTGTTGTGCCGCTACTTCCTGTTCTTCCGGCGTCATTTCATCCGGTGATTTTGGCGTCCCCAGCGCAGCACGAATACGCTCAACAAACTCCTGTTTCTGCGGCACATCCAGAAGATTAACCCACAGGTCGAGCACAACAGCCTGCACCTGAGGCGGCAGCCCCTGAATAACCTCTGACATTCTCTGTGCAAGCTGTGCCTTAAACGCCGGTGTCTGCTGAACAGGCGCCAGCGCAATATGTGTATTTAACCTTGAAATATCATTGGTCAGTTCACCATTATCACCTTCAGCATTGAGGACAATGGTCTGGCGACGCTGGCGATCATCGCGATTAATCACCACTGCATGATTACGGCGTTTTTTCAGGTCATCGAGAAGATAAGCCAGCAACAGTCTTCCCACCTGCTGGCAGGCAAACTGGTAGTTATCGTTGATTTCCGCAAGGGTTGTGGCCCCCTGCTCCACCAGGTTACTGATAGCCACGCCTGACGTCGCACCTGAATCCTGCCCGAGAAATGCGGAATACACTCCCATGGTATCCTGGATAAGTTTTTCCGATTCCTGCATGACCTGAAACTGCTGGCTGGCAACCTGAAAATCCTGCTCAACCCGAAAAACATCTGCGACACTTTTCTGATTTTTTCGGACCGGATTCAGTTTAATAATGCCATCCGGACGTTCGATCTGCTCCATCAGGTCGTTGTCTGACAACTGGGTGGCATCCTCGTCCATAATCACGCGTTTGGCCTGAAGCAACCAGGTCAGCTTGATACGACGAAAATTCACCTCATCCTGTGCCGGAATGGCGCGGGAAATTAGCCCGTATGGCTCCCCGGTTTTATCCTTTCGGTATCCCCAGAAAGGAACCAGCGGAAACATCCCCTGCGGAGCACTACAGGGGCGATCCACAATAAAGTGTGGCCCGACAAACCAGGCTTCACGAATACGGCTTACCCGCCCGACTTTCACCTGAACCCGCCCGGATGCCACAGCTACCGCCTGCATCAGATTATTTTTATCAAAGGCCACCACCCGTCCATTACTGAGTTCAATCACCGGAAGACGCTCGAATGTACGGTAATAAACCACCTGAAGCAGCACACGACGGCGTTCACGCTGAAGCCATTCGTTCTGCTGTCGATCCCATGACTGATACTCTTCCCATGCACTCATCAACGGACTGGGCTGGCCTTCAGTAACCGTGGTATCGACAAAACCACGCCAGTCATCAATGGCATAATCGATAACCTGAGCCATTCCCGGGAATGTAGCTTTTGCCTCATCGGTATCCATCCAGCGGCGACGCATCAGCCATCGGCAGTCACTTAAATCAGCCTCCCGGCTCAGCCAGTCCCAGAAAACCTCATTCCGGCTGACAGTAGACACCTTAAATTCAGGCCCGAACGGATCGCTGTTTCGTCTGACCTCCACCCAACTGAGGCCCGCCTTGATTTGTTCCGCATAGGCATCAGAGCGGGCTTTATTCATATTGCCAAGGCGGCATGCATCGGCAAATTCAGCATTAATAGCTTCAGCCAGTTTTTCAGTTTCATCATCTGGCTCGTCTGACATCACCACCAGATCAGTCCGTGTTTTGGCCTCCATTCCCAGAACGCCATCGACGGTAGGCGCGATGAGGTTATGGATAGTCATCGGCTGACCGCGATCTTTCAGTACCTGAAGAACTTCCGGTGGCAACTGATCGCCATCGTAATACGCACAGGCCTTGTTTGCGGCATCACGCCATTTAGGCTGGCTGTCAATATCAGAACAAAGCGCCTGTAACTGGCGCTGAGAAAAACGCGGCGTGGCTCCATTGTCGTTTTTCGTCGCCATGGTGTTAGTTTCATTTTTCATCAGTGAGCCATCCAGTGTGTGGTTCTGCGTTTATCCGTTTTCTGTTTTACCCTCACCGGCATTCTGGCGCGCATCTCCTGGGCAATCATGTAGCTCATGAGCTGATCATCAAAGCAGCCTTCCTGTGCATTCATGGAGCCTTTCGCGTCATAAACGTAGGTGTTCATTTCCGATAATGTGCCTGACCAGCGGATCCCTGATATTCCATTATTCAGAAGCGTTTTCATTCCTTCGGTCAGAACAGGTTTGCTCTGACGGGTTGTCAGCCAGCCAAGGCGGGGCGTATCGTCGTCATATGCCTGGTCAAGATGCTGTTCGTTGTAGATATAACGTGTCGGATAGAGTTCCCGGAGTTTCAGGATAACTGCATGTCCGTGATTATTACGCTCCGGCCCCACAAACGCGTTGTTATACATACGACAGACCTGCGAAATGAGATGAGCAAAAAGTTCAGCATCGAGATGCCCGAACCAGTGAGCCACCTGCTCGCCATTACTGCGTTTGACAACATCCAGCGATGAGCGGTCTCCGTGCTCCAGCCCTTCGGCAGTATCTGCCCCACAAACATACTCTTCATCCGGATCCGGCAGTTCCCATACCAGCAGATAATTCATCAGCGTCCGCTGCAACTCGTTTTTATTTCCTTCACGCAGAGACTGAGCTTTAGTCTTCGCTCCTGTAACAGGTTCAATGTCATAAACAATCATCGGTGGCGAACAGAATGATTCTGCCTGCAACGTACTTTCGGCACTGAACACACGTCGTCCGGACGTCAGAAACGCCTCCTGTGGCGTTGAGGGAAACTCCTGCTTCATTTCCTCACGCTGTTCAGTTTCCTTATTGATGTACCACTGCTTCTGTTCATCAGTAAGCGTGATGTTCATTGCCTTCTCAACCGCAGAAAAATACGTCATTTTTTCCCGTGACAGCTTCAGCCCGCTTTCCGGCACTCTGGCGCTGTATTTAGGATCCTGCCACCAGGCGTAAAAATGGAATTTATAATCCTGTGCCGTCAGCAATAAGCCTGATGCAGTGATCTCCTGTGCTCGGTTACTCATCTCGTAAAAATCACCACCCACGCCTTCAGCAGTGGACTCATCAAAAATAATGCATTCATCAGAGACGGCATTAAGCGTACCGGTTCGCAGTTCTTTCGCCTTAGCCGGATATTTCGCGCAAATTTTGCCGTGCTCTGAGATATGCAGGCGCTGCACCGTACCTGAACGGAATGAGGTTGCCACCTGGATACTCGAGCCGTGACCAAACAGGATATAGCCACCGCTGGCACCGCTACGACGTTCAACGATGGTGAATGAGGCTCTCAGCCAGTCAGGGAGATGATCAAACGGTACAGCAATTTTTGTGCGGAAAATTTCACTGGCAGCCTGTTTATCCTGAGCGACGATCCCGCATTTGAGATGCGGAATGAATAATGCCTGGTCGAGAAGATAAATATCAATGGCTGTGGAAAATCCCAGCTGGCGCGCTTTCAGGATAATATTTTTATTGTGCATGCTCCGGAACAACTGGCGCTGCGCCGGTCGCATTCTGAAGGTGACCAGTTCACCTTTTTCGTTCTGTATTTTGTAGAGATGATTGAGCCGCCACCAGGGATTGCTCAGTTTAGTCATGATGAACAGACGTTGTTCAGCCTCGGTCATTTCTGACGGCTCATCACATCGCGGTTCATTCTTCCGGAATGTCATCCAGTCTCCCCGAATTACTCATTTCATGCAGCGATGACACGATGTCACTGACAGGCGTAACAACGCCCCGACGCTGGTTGGTCAGAATATCGGTTTCAGCTCTGAGTTTATCTCTGGCGGCGTTGATTCTTTCCCGGTCAGCACGAAGTTTTGGTGCTGTCTCAGCCAGGACGTCCAGCGTCAGCAATGAGCGTTCAATTGACTCGATACGGGCAATATTCCGGTCAAGGGCCTGTTCAGCTTTGAGTATTTTGTCGTAAAGAGCAACACGGGTTTCCACGTCAGTTGCCTCTTCCAGGTCGGCGAACATCCCTTTAAGTGCCTTAGTTACTGAAAGTGCGCGGGCCCGGGTGAACACCAGTTCATCGAACAGCACCATGTCGGACGCATCATCCATGAGGTTATCTGCCTCAAGATACTTCGCATATCCACGGTGTCTTACGGCGTGGGTGTTTCGCTGAGAAAAAGCGTTTGAAGGTGGTAAAAGTCGGGAACCACGAATCCGTTTCGTTTCTGCCGAATTTGCGCAGTTTTTTTCAGAGTTTTTTGCACATTTTTCATCGCCGGAACCCGCGTCATTGCAGGGTTCTTCATCTGAGATGTCATGATCGATTTCATGATCGGTTTTATGATCAATTTCATGATCGATTTTGCCCATTTTTATACGGGTTCTGGCGGTGTTGTAATTAATCTTTTTCTTCCGGCACCAGTCCAGTAATGTTATTCCCGTTTCGGCATGTTCGCGTCGGAATGCCTGCTCCAGCTTTTTCCAGTCCAGCTTTGCCATGTCACGTTCTGACGTCCTGTGTTAAAAACTGATGCATAATGACCGCTGTGATTTTTCAGATTTCACACAGCAGCACCATATTTGATCGATATTTGCACAATGCGGTTGTTTTATCCGGTTTCTTCCACCACCGCACCGGACAGGCGGCTTCGCGGGAAATCGCTCCCATCTCGTGAAAAATGAGAAAACCCGGTGTGCATCGTTTTTGATTATCCCCGCACACTCCCGCAGAGAAGTTCCCCGTCAGGGCTGTGGACATAGTTAATCCGGGAATACAATGACGATTCATCGCACCTGACATACATTAATAAATATTAACAATATGAAATTTCAACTCATTGTTTAGGGTTTGTTTAATTTTCTACACATACGATTCTGCGAACTTCAAAAAGCATCGGGAATAACACCATGAAAAAAATGCTACTCGCTACTGCGCTGGCCCTGCTTATTACAGGATGTGCTCAACAGACGTTTACTGTTCAAAACAAACAGACAGCAGTAGCACCAAAGGAAACCATCACCCATCATTTCTTCGTTTCTGGAATTGGGCAGAAGAAAACTGTCGATGCAGCCAAAATTTGTGGCGGCACAGAAAATGTTGTTAAAACAGAAACCCAGCAAACATTCGTAAATGGATTGCTCGGTTTTATTACTTTAGGCATTTATACTCCGCTGGAAGCGCGGGTGTATTGCTCACAATAATTGCATGAGTTGCCCATCGATATGGGCAACTCTATCTGCACTGCTCATTAATATACTTCTGGGTTCCTTCCAGTTGTTTTTGCATAGTGATCAGCCTCTCTCTGAGGATGAAATAATCCCGTTCAGCGGTGTCTGCCAGTCGGGGGCCGGTTGCATTATCCACGCCGGAGGTGCCGGTGGCTTCACGCACGGTACCGGAGCAGGTGGCGTTGATCCGCAGGCGCTTACGACCAGCGGCAACATCAGCACGCAGAGTTTCATTTTCAGCTCTCGCATCGGCTAACTCCCTCGAGTATTTTGCATCGAGCGCAGCAACATCACGCTGGCGCACCTGCATGTCAGTAATGGTGGCATTCGCCTGTTCCAGCTCTCTGGCTTTTTTATCGCGCTGCGCTTTGTAGGTGAGCGCGTTGTCACGGTAATGGTTTGTTGCCAGCCACAGCGCACCATAGCCAACCGCCAGGACAATAATCACCACACACAGAACACGGTTCATCTCTCTTTCACCCCACCAGTCCCGATAACGTCAGGACTCGCCAGGCGGTGGAAAAGAAAATGGCAACCAGCATGACTAAAAATGAAATGCCGACAAGTACACAGAGGCTCTTCACCAGCGTTATGAGTTTATCTGATATCATTAGCCACCCCATCAATCCGCCTTTGTTATTTTCCCTTTGCCTGTATCAGCCAGGACAAAATCAATCAGCATATTCGCTTCATTTACCAGCGTACGGATTTTTGATACATGCGCGGCTTTAACCTGTTTCCACTCATTCAGCCCGGTAGCAAACACACTGGCAATGTTTTTATCCCGTTTCATGTCAGCACAAGCCTGGTTGAGTTCTTCCATCACGCTCATTTTACGGGGATTAACGACAAAACCCTTCGTCCAGTACTCGTAAAGAACATCGTCGCACTCTTCCTGATACCGGATGACCTTATCGCGGATTTCGGGTTTTACTTTGTTGGGATTAATGGTTTGTAGCCAGCCGGCAAGTTTTCGAAGTGGCATGGACACCATATTGCGTTGTTTCCCATCCTCAGCAACCATAACGATTTCCGTTATAGTTGACGCAAAACGCTGTCTTAACTTAGCCAACTGTGATTGCCAGGCCAGCCCCATCCCCGCAACGACAGGTTTCATGGGAACGTATGGTTCGCCATTATGGTTAACTACATAAAGAGAGTTGCCGTGAAACGGCACGGCCATCATATTCATCGGTTATTTCCTTTTAGTGATGAACCTTGTCTCACAGGAATCCAGCCCACAGAAAGGCACCGACAGCCAAACCGGTATCCTCAAGGGTCATCCTGAAAGGTTCTGTGTTGTGAGATGCGCGTGAGATGCGCAGAAATGACAAAGGCATCATTACGGTGCCTGAGTGTTAAACAACTGTTTTGACTTTATTCACTTACATTTTGCCAATTTGCAGGATTTCGTGTTATCCGTCCATGTAAGCAAACCTCATTTTTCAGCAAAATATTCTTCTTATCTGTCGATTCCCCAGCACGCCAGCGCGCTCTCCTGGTCACGACGGGATACCTGACCGTAACAGTTGTTTGAACGAATACGGCAGTCTCTGCCACCGTCCTTAATCCACCAGCGAATAGCTTCGCAGGCACCTTTTCGATCACCTGCATTAATTCGTCTGTAAAACGTCGACGGGAAACACTTACCGGGACCAATGTTGTACGGACAGAATGACGCGATCCCCGCTTTCTGGGGTTCGGTCAGCGGCACTTTGATGTTTTTCTCCACCCATGCCAGCGCCTTATCACGCTCAATGGCGTTAACCCGGTCGCATTTTTCCTTCGACAGCTTCATGCCAGGAATAACAGGCTTACCATCCACCCGGGTGGCTCCACGGCAGATGGTCCAGATACCCGCACCATCACGGTATGCTGTGGTGTGGTTACCTTCCTTTTCATCCAGAAACTGGTCGAGGATTTCAGGCGCAGAAGCACCTGCGGCAATCAGCGCCAGAACGGCAGCCGATAAACCATAGCGGAGTTTCCTGCTCATCAGCTTACTCTCCCCGTGCCGCCTTACGCCTGTCCTCTCTGATTTTGAAATACAGGTTCGTCAGGTACGTCAGCAGACCAAACAGCAGACTCCCCAGCACGCCTATTGCCGCCCACTGAGACGGGGAAACCCTGTCCAGCAACTGCAGGAACCAGTAGCCCGTTCCCACCGCTGACGTGGTGTATGACACACCTGTTGTGATTTTTTCCATCTGGTTCATACCCCGCCTCCCGCAATCCGGAAGCTCACAACAATAAAAAAGACCACCGGCACACACCGATGGTCCCTGACGCATGCTTACATCATCATGTCGCTGTCCGGTGTGGGGTCACCGCTATCTGAAGCACTCCCCTCACCCGCGATGCCTTCCGGCTCCGGAGCTGCCGGTGCGCCCAGCAGTTCATCCAGAATGGCATCCACTTCTGCATCAAGACGCGCTTCCAGGTTATGGCGAAGTTTCTGTTTCAGTGCGCTCCGGACTTCTTCAGAGCGCAGGACGTCCTTCACTGCCTCTGCAGTGACCAGGGATGTAATTTCTGACATGGGATTTTCTCGTCGAAAGGTGTGATTAAGAAAGTTGCCGCTAAATGAGCGGCTCTTCGGGTTTGCTTCCGGCTGACTGACTGGCGCTGATTTTCTCAGCGGCCCTTTTGTCAATCTGTCTGCGCCAGAAGTCACGCATGGCCCTGTACCCACCCGAAAGGAGATACAGCACACAGACCACCGTACAGAAGTACAGCATTAACTGGTTCAGAAATGTCATAATTTCTTTCCGTTATTGTTGACAATAAGAACTGTTTTCATTAAAAACCAGAGTACGAAAGTATCGTTCCTTTATTTTTTCTCCATAGGTATCACCACCGCCAGCGTCCATTCCTGTCGCTGGCGGTTTTTTTTATCATGCCGCAGTGTCTGTGCTGTTCACTTCCACCGCAATGCTGTCAATCAGCACCGGGTAAGTCGCACCTCTGGTAATGTCTGTCACATGCAGTTTATCCGCCGCAAAGGCACTGACCGGTGACTGCGTCAGCGTGAACGGTGTGCCATCCTGACCATCAATAACCGGCGTCACCTGAAGGCTGTTATTCCCGGCAAAGCGGAAAGCCAGCGTATGCCATTCGTTATCAAATGCGCCAAAGCTTCCCAGTTTCAGGTTGTTTGTCGCCACTTTCGCATTGTGGTACATCACATTCAGGTCTTTTGCATCTGTCTGGATGTAGAACGCTGCCAGCAGGTTATTCCCCCCGACTCCGGTCAGGGCAACGCCCTGTGGCAGTGAAGATACCGGCCAGTAAAACGCCATAACATACTGGTTCGCAGCCAGCGCTCCCGAAACCTTAAAGCGGCAGCGAATCTGCCCCCCTTTCTGTAACAGAGCCGCACCGTTGCCCGCGGCGTACTCCAGCACCCAGCTGCTTTTACCGGCTTCCTTGGTCAGCTTCACTGCCTTACCTCCGGTTCCCTCCGCATCGCTGACCACTTCTGCCCTGCCGCCACTGGCTGACCATCCCTGTACTTTCAGGCTTCCCTCTGACTCGCTGACAAGGTAAGAGAGCAGTGTTGTGACGCCTGTGGCTTCTGCACCGGAAGGCGATGACGGGCGCACCTCTGATACTGTCGATGATGCCCCCGCGTTTAGCGCCACTCTTCCCGCATGGCGCAAAATCGCCGTTGCCAGACGGTCGGAAATAATCCCGCGGCGAGCCCATGAACTGAAATGGCTCGCCCTGTCCTGTGACGTCCAGGTGGCTGAGCTGTCACGCCATTTCGAACCGTAATACCCGATACCCGGAATGTCCGGGTCTTCTTCCGGTTTGTTCGTCGGCACATTCACCCCGTTCTCATCGGTCATGAACGGTACGAAATGGATATTCTTTTCCGTTTTGTTTTTGTAGCTGCCGTACACCGTCTGGTACGAGGATTCGTTCTTCTGCTTCCAGAAATACGTCGTATCTCCACAGATCCAGGGAACACCGCAGCAGAGCCACCAACGCACTGACCTGCCATATCCGTCAGGTCTGCACGGAATTTATCAACCAGCGCACCAAACTGTGCTGCGTGATTTCCGGGCGTGCCGTCAAAATCAAATTCCCCCTGCATCCACACCACGGCAAACAGCACATTTTTCGGGTTCTTCTTCAGTGCTGCTTTTGTTCGACCGATAAGGTCCTTATACAGCGGCTTGTCCACACCCCAGCGGGTTGAATTCTCCGAGGCACCACTCGCGTCACTGTATGTGCCATCGGCTCCGGTGGTGAACGCTGAACCACCACGACAGCACGGAACCAGCAGAATGCCCGCATTCGCCGGTATAAACGGCAGCAGTTTTTTGGCGATATGCAGCCCCTGCCCCACGGTTCCGTACTGCCCCTTTGACAGGTCCGCTTTCGGATGGTTAAGACGGCTCATGTCCTGCACATCATGCAGACAATGGTCCGCCGGAATGATGTCGTTATATTTGCATACTGCACCGCCCGGTGTCACCGTACTGCGACGCGCTAACTGTTTAATACGTGGATCAGGGCTGTCGAATGTATCCGGCAATGGCAGTCCCTCACCGTATGACATACCATTGGACTGACCAGCAAGCGCGATCACATAGTAATATTCTGGCGCAACAGAAGGCGCTGAGGTCGTCGGACGGTTGCCTGGCTCCTCTGGTGATGAGATGCTCCCCTCACTCACAACTGGCTGGATGAACTCCGCACCATAACCAGCTGTCGAAATCAGCGCACTACCATAAGGCTGCCACCCTTCCTTCAGTTTTTGAGTTATTCGTTTCGCAAGGTCTGACGGCGACGCCGCCCTGACAACATCATAGTGTTTAAATGCCATGAATCCTCCCGGCCGGGATAATATTGTGAGTAAAATAAGGAGCGGGCTGAAGTCCGGAAGTTACAGGACAATGGCAGAAGGAAGACTACAGCCCGAAATACGAAAAAGGCCGCGCAGTTGCGCAGCCTTATGAATCCTGGTTAAAATGATTTCGATTATTAAAACGAGTATCTCATGCAATTGCCCGAACCCACTCGGGCTTTTTTACATGTAAAAAGGCCCCTGCTATGAGAGGCCTTGGTATATGCCTAATCTCTGTATACTGCATGGTGCCGGGTGCCTCCCGGTGAGTTCGGCCTGGTACCACCGAACCCGTGTCGATAATGAATCACAAGCAAGGATTTTTCACCAGTCGCCCCTCCACACAGGGGGATTCACCATGCGAAATTTTTTTAACAAATGCTCAGTCTGACAGGCAACTGTCAACTGACTGAATTGTGACACAGATTACACTTGTTACCCACATACCACGAATCAGGTTATGCCTCAGTCATTATTAAACTGCACTTCAGCAAATCCGGAGCCTGATTCACAGGTACTGGATTTGATTGTGACAGTCATTCCTGTCAACTGAGCACTTTGCAGTAACGGTTGCAGATTCCAGCGACTGGTCCAGTATTCTTTCCCGTCAACCTTCACTGTAAATGTGTCATCCTCATTATACTTGGAAAACTCAATTTTACCTTTAGCACAATCCGCCGCCATTGCATTAACAGAAGCTAATGCAAATAAAACCGCCATAAACATCTTCTTCATGCTTAACTCCTTTATTTACCCGTTGTATATAAAAACTGTGACTTTCTGTTCAGAAACGCTGCAGCTGTATTACTTTCCCATAATGTATTGTTTATTTTTATAACAGGCCTGTCGCCAGTTATCTGACATTCTGGTTGACTCTCTTCATTCACGGCGCGAACAGAACGCGCCCCCTGATGATGGCAATTCAGTATAACGGCCACAGTCCCCAGTATCGCTGATATATTATTAAAGGATATTCTCCCCACTCTGACACCATCCTCTCCCCGATACTCCGGAAGCACATTGCTGATTCGCCCCCAGTTCAGAGTGAGGTCCACGTCTCCCGGCGTCATCGTATACACAGGAGCAGTTTCAGACAGTGCCTGACGAAATTCTCTCTGTATCTGCCTGAAGCGTAAGGCTTCTGCTGTGACAGTGACAAAACGCAGAACTGCTCTGGATGCATCTCTGGTCATTGTATTACCACTGAACTCCATTAACGCCAGATATGATGAAACCAGTGAGTGACGACTGATTTGCATTCCGGAACGTTCCAGCGCTGCGACACGTTGCAGAGTGGTATAACTGCTGTCCGTTGTCATGGAAACCGTTGTCACACCGGGCACTGATATATGTGTAAAATCTGAAAAACGGTAGAAAGTATTTGTTGCCGTATTAACGAACCCGGCCACATATAAATTATTTTGCTCAATAATCAGACGAAGATGGTCAAAAACGCGCCTGATAGACATCAAGCCCTCGTATATCCACAGCAAAATAACTGCCCGGTGGGGTGTGGTTAATAACAGACACCGATGTGGTCCCCTGAGATATATGTTCAAGAGGGGTCGATATCTCTGTCCGTATACTATTTAACGAAGAGACATAACTTTGTTGGGTCGAAAAGTCTATCGTAAACTCCCGGGAATAGGATACCGAAGAAAAACCCAGTAACAGGCACAGTACCCATTTAAATAATATACACTTCATATACAGGTGTTCCTTTTGGCTGAAGTAATCAGCACCAGACCCGGCGCAGATATAAAAAAGGCCCGCAAAAGCGAGCCTGGTAAATAAATATGGCGCGTTGTACTGGATTCGAACCAGTGACCGATTGCTCAGAAGGCAATTGCTCTGTCCGGCTGAGCTAACAACGCATAATGCAGATAATGGACCGCCATCGAGGACTCGAACCCCGCGCAGCCAGCTTCGAAGGCTGGCGCTCTGTCCCGATGAGCTAATGGCGGTATGTGATATGGTGGCCCTTGCTGGATTTGAACCAGCGACCTGGCGATTATGAGTCGCTCGCTCTCACCACTGAGCTAAAGGGCCGGGCGCAGGATAATAACGGTACGTAACTAATCCTGCAATATCATCCGTTCTGACTGACTACATTCTGAACTTCCCTGACCGTCTGCTCAAAACGCCCGCTCTCCAGCTCAACGCCAATTGCACGACGCCCTAGCGCCATTGCTGCTTTGACGCTACGGACATAAAAAAGCCAGCCACTGGGGGAGGCTGGCAAACTCGTAGAGCAAAATGCTGTTACGCAAACTTCGTTACAGGGTTATCCTGCAATACTTAAAATATACAATATTTAGAAAACTAATAGTGCTATATGCGATTTTTAAGATTTTGTTATTAATTACGGTCGCACCTTCCTTTCTGTGTACTTTCCGTATAGCTCACAGGATTCGGGGTACAAAAAAACCCGCGCATCGGCGGGTTCGACTGCGTGGCAATGTAACCACTCTTATCATGATATGCAGATTTTTACGATCGTAAACTATTTTTTCGCTGATAAAATACAGAGGTTCTCCCTCCCGGCAATTCACGCTCAACATACCGATCCATCTCAAGCCTCACTCCCAGCATCATCAGCATGCCTTCAACAATCCCCTCCGCTTTGTGAAGGCGTTTACCTATACAGGTGTCAGAGCACCCATGTTTCCGTGCCAACGCCATGAACGTCTCCCCCAACACGTAATAATCAACCAGCAAGTCATGCAGATCGCGATTGTTCCGGTAAAGGCGGGCTATACACCCGCATATCACCATCGCATCATCGTCACAGCACTGCGGGCGTGATTTTACTTTTTCGGGGATCAGTCCCTTAAATCCGGCGGCAATGGGTGACCAGGTCACATCCTCATGGTTATTTGCCGCCCATGCCCCCCAGCACTCAAGAACCTGCCGGATATCACGCATCAGTATCTTTACCCCATCCGCGATGAACCATAAGAACACCGTTGACAATAGCGTGTCTTTTTCCTTCTTTATCGCCAGTGTATTTTCTGACCGTGTTGCGACTACAGTTCAGTATTCTGGCTACCTCGGTCTGATTTTCATATGCCTCAACGAGCATGTCAGGAATGGTTTTTACTGTGAACGTCATGCGGCCTCACTTCTGCTGTTTCGCAGGTCTTTAAGTTTCTGCTGATACTTCGCCTTGATCGCCCTGCATTCTTCGACAGTCCAGCGATGGCGGTTATGGTTCGATTCGATTTCGTCTACTGCTTCCTGCCCGATGCGGTTAATCAGTTCGACGCGATACGGAACGAGATTTCCGCTTTTGTACTGGTTACACACCACGCATTGCTTGTGGATATTGCGTTCATCAAATCTGAGTTGGGGAGCCGCAGCTGTTGTACGGTAATGACCTGCATCCCACTGAGCAGAATCGAATGTCCCGCATGAAACGCACGGCAAATTACGGTCTCGTTCTCTGATATAAGCATTCACGGCCTGCTGTGCCTGCTTAATCCAGTAACTGCGGGGCTGTAAGTCCCTTCTTCGCGCTTTAAGTTTGTCTGCCTGTTCTTTTGCAAAGGCTATGGCCTTTTCTTTTCTGACCAGTTCAAGTGCGCACTGACCGCAACAAACTTTCTGATACGAGCGAAACGGCACAAACGGGGTTCCGCACACTTTGCATTTTTTAGGTTTACGTTGCTGCATCATCACCTCAGAAAAACGACAGCAGGCGGTTATTCAGTTCAGGGCTGTTTGAGCGCCCAAACACATGCTTTAACGCGGCATTAATCATTGAGTTGTAGCAACGTTCAAACTCATCCTGATCCATATTCGCGTAACTCAGGCTTTTTGCCCGATATCTCACCTCGCCTCTTATGGTTGTGACCACATCATAAAACCCGGCAAGAATTGTCAGATTTTTACGAAACTCATCAAACTGCGTCGCTTCATCAGAGAATTCGTATCCGGCATGTTCAGCGCACCAGTACTGAAAGCAGAAATTAAGAAAAGCGAACATCTTCCGGTGAAAAGATGGGTTACGGGTAAGTTTTGCTTCCAGTGTATACAGCTCACCGTTTTTAAATTTTGCCAGTCGGGGTAAATCGCGCTCATACGCCGGTACAAATACGCCATTAGCCGCCTTGATCATCTCTATTTCCATCAGGCAGCCTCCGCTTTGAATTTGCGCGTCAACACATGTTCACGGGCTTCACACCCCTGAATGAGCATGTCGTTAAAATCCGGCAAGTCAGGCCAGCGAATGCTGACTTTCTCAACGTCATTGCAACTCATGAGATTCTTATGCCCACATTTAAAGGCAGCCGCCAGACCTGCGCCGTGCGCATCATTGTCAGCAAAGATAATCAGGTGATTAACGCCAGGTGGCGCAATGAACTTCTCCATAAAACCGGAGTTCATTGTTGACCACACATTGCAGCGGAAGATTTGACGGCATGAAAGCGCCGTTTCGATACCCTCGGCTATCCCCAGAGTGGACGACACCGGATACAGGCGTATTGCCACCGATTTAGCATGCTGCAAACCAGGCAACTCCTGTAGCGCAGTCATTTTTTTAGCCGCCTCTACATTCGCCTTGCGATCACCATCCAGCAACGTACGATGCAGATAGCAAAGAGAACCTTTGTCATCTGTTGCAATGGCGTAAATTGCCTGATATTCGCGCCCGCTGGCGATCTGACGGTCACAGAAACGCACGGATTCGATCGGTAACTGGAGTATTCCCCTCCCCTGCAGGTACGCCTCACCTGTTGTGCCCCGCAGACACGGGAGTCCGGCAAACTTATCCATGACCAGCTTCCGCTTTCTGCTTATCTCTGTTACAGGCTGGCTGACTTTCTCCCTCTTCCAGGTATTTCCGATCAGCCGATCGATTTCATCACACAACGTCACCCAGGGCTTACCCGTGGCAAGTTGCAACAGATTCATCCCGTCCCCGTGACCACAGACACAAATCCATGAACCGGAACCATCCTTATCATCACAGCGAAATTTACCTCTGGCACCACATATCGGGCAGGGGCCGCTATAATGTTTCAAGCCAGTAACAGGAGGCATGCCGTAATATTCAAAAATTCGCCCCCAATGCCCGGCCGCTGCCTTCTTAGTCTGCATGCTGGCCTCCTGTCATGGCTTTCTTGCGCCCTTTGGCATAGGCAATGGTCTTTGACTTGATGAAGTTGTACACTTCAACTGAGGTTTGCAGCGGCGCATTACTGAAGCCTTTAGGCCACACACCGAACTTCTCCTTGTAGGTATGAGCGCACCATCCGTCACTCAGGGGTTTACCCGTCGCGTTGCGGTAATTCTGATACCCCTTGATCTCACTCCACCAACGCTGCTTTTCCTCGCGACTGTATTCGCGTTTCCCTTTGTTTACGCGAGAGAGTTTTCGATCGCGGTCTGTTGCCACATCATCGCCACCAAGAGGACGAAACCCACATTTGGGACACATGTGTACACCAGCAGGCTTCATGAAGTGGCATTTGGGGCATTCTCTGGGAAGTTTCTCAGCCTTAACCTCGCCACCGCCAGCAGACGCTTTCATTCCGTCATTTTTACCCGGCAGTTCGTCATACTCGATATCCTCGGGGAAGCCCAGCCGATGAACCGTACCAGAATGGTCAAAAATCAACGCACGTTTTTTACCTGGGGCTGTACGTAACGCTCTACCTATGCACTGCAACCAACGGATTTCTGATTTTGTCGGACGGGCGTAGATCAGGCAGCGAACATCGCTGTCAAATCCCGCAACCAGTACACCAACGTTGACAATTATTTTGGTCGCGCCCTCTTCAAAACGGCGAATGATGTCCTGTCGTTCATCATGGAGGGTATCTGCCGTCATCACCTCTGCACCAATACCGGCCTGTAAAAACTCACGGGTAACAAAATTCGCATGCGCAACATTCACGCAGAAGCAGATCGTCGGCAAATCCTCGCCATTCTCAAGCCAGTTGCGAACGATATCGCCAACCAGATCCGAACTCCCCATGATGGATGCGAGCTGCTCCTCGTTGTAATCCCGTCCAAATACGGTGTTACTGGTTTTTACGCCAGCCAGATCAGGCATTGAGGGGGCAAAAAACTCGTAATCGCTCAGATCACCACGCTGAATAAGTTCACGAATCGTTGTAGGCTTGAGCAGGCATTCGTAGTACTTCCCCATCCAGGCTGCGAACGGGGTGCCGGAAAGTCCAAGAACCCTGATGTCTCTGTCCCGGATAACCTCAAGTAACGCACGACGCTTCATGTGTGCTTCATCGATGATCAGCAGATCGATGTTGTCAGGAAACTCACGACGGATCAGCGTGTCGGCACTGGCAATCTGAATCAGTCGTGACGGGTCATAGTTAGGGTGATCACGCCATACAAAACTGATTTCTTCCCACGGCAAACCGTATTCGGTGAAACGTTCCGCTGTCTGGTTCAGCAGGATGGTGTACGGACAGACAAACATCACCCGCATACCACGTTCAACCATTCCGGCAGTGACGAATGCTGCAAGACCAGTTTTGCCAGAGCCAGTGGGTGCATACATCAGGTACGTGCGATGCTGTTTCCACTGGTGCCGCAGCTGGTTTAAACCGCGCTCCTGAGCAAAGTTTGGGGTGATTTTCAGCATGACGCCCCCTTGCCATTCGCCGGGATGATATCGATCCCAGCATCGCTATAACTGGTCAGTTTCTTTGGCATTCGAAGCAACACAAAGCCTTCAGTGCCACGACGTGCCAATTCACGCAATTTCATGACTGAGCGGGGTCGCGGAGAGCTACGATCGATCTCGATAGCCACACTCCCACCAGTTTTTGCTGTTGCGAGAATATCAACACGGAAATTTCTGCCATCGATTCTTACTGTGACATTGCTTGCCACATGCATCCCCTGTGACTCAAGGATCGTTACGACATCAGCCAGAAAGCTGTAACGCTCCTCTGTTCTCAGTGGTACAGTGCTCAGTGTACGGATCAGTGCCGATTTGGTTGCTGCTGACATAGTTTATCACTCAATAGTTAGCTCGATAATTATTTCACCAGGAACTATCGCGCGCTTATACAGTGATCTACCTAACCTATGTACCTGCCTTCTGGCCTAGGCCAAGGGATACAGGCCTTACCAACGACTCCACCCCCTTACCCCCTCCTCGCTTCCTTTCAGGAAATTAGTTGCATGTGAAATTATTTCTAGCGCAACTAACCGCCATCATGGTGTCGGGGGAAACTTCCGTACCGCTACTGGCGAAAGCATCCAGCCACGGCTGGCTCTCGCGTACTTCTGGACATACACCCGTAACCGGGTGTTGGCGCTCCGTCTTGCCCTGTTGCCCTTCCTGAACGATACAGGCTCCTTGTCCCACTCTTCCTGGTACACTCTCGCGTACTCTGCTGCAATTTTTACCCGGGTGGTCGGGTCTAGCTGTAACAATTGCTCCTGTATCCAGTCCCGATCAGCATCACAGTACTGCTCGGGCATAACCGTTTTGATTTGCCTGTTCACTCACACCTCCGATGGGCTGTGTGTCCAGGATTAATCATCGCCTCTTACGAACGCAGGGAACGGACGAACCTCTTCCGCCTCAACTGTGCCGTCATCAAAGGTTTTGACGTATATTTCTCGTCCGACGAGAAGCGCTTTACTGATTGCACTCTGCGCCACGCCAAAGTCCTTAGCGGCTTTCTTTTGGCCGAACCTGTATACGTAATCAGCCAGGGTCTCTTTTTTCATCGCCATAACTGACTCCTTCAAAATGCCCATATCATTACGCACAGTTATTAAAATGTCAACACCGCAGATATTTCATTACATATAACCAAAGGTGATATGGTATGAACATGAAAAAGAAACCGTTAACCCCTGAGCAACTGGAAGACGCCAAGCGTCTGAAAAGTATTTTTAACGCTAAAAAGAAAGAGTTAGGCCTGTCGCAGGAATCATTAGCCTATGAATTAGGTGTTACCCAAAGCGCTGTTAATCAGCTAATGGCTGGCATCAACGCCATAAATGCCAGCCACGCAGCACAGCTTGCTAAGATACTGAATGTAAAGGTCGGAGATTTCAGTCCCAGCCTGGCAAAATCTATTGCAGAAATGGCGCTCGCAATTGAAGAGCCATTAACTCGTGTCCCCGCTTACGAATATCCGTTACTCTCCTGCGTACAAGCTGGCGCATTCTCAATGGATGATATTTCGTACACCGCAAAAGATGCGATTAAATGGATCTCCACCACCACAAAAGCCAGTGACAGGTCGTTCTGGCTGGAGGTCAAGGGGCATTCAATGACCGCACCGCAGGGTGGTAAACCCAGCTTCCCTGAAGGTATGCTGATACTCGTTGACCCTGAACGGGAAATCGAGGATGGCGATTTTTGCGTGGCCCGAATGAACGGCGATGAATTTACCTTCAAACGATTCATTCGTGAGAGCGGTAAAGCGTACCTGGAGCCGCTCAACCCACGATTCGACATGATTGAGTGTAACGAAAACTGCCAGTTTGTCGGAAAGGTCATCAAATCGCAGTGGAATGATGAGACTTTTGATTGAGCTCACAGAGTGATTTGACATCCTTCACGCCTGAAGAATGTGGAGGATGTCAAAAGCACGTTGGCATCATCATGCCACGTAAAGAGGATTAGTTATGCTTCAAAAGCTAGACGTCGCAGACAGCGTGCGTCGCGAGCTGTCTCCCCGTACCGCGCGTAAACACAAAGCAGAGTTCGGCCAGTTCATGACGCCTTCTGGCGTGGCCCGTTTTATGGCCTCCTTGTTTCCACCGAGCACAATGAAAACTTGCCGTCTACTGGACGCAGGCGCTGGTTTAGGCGCACTGTCTTGCGCCTTCCTCGACCGTTGGCTGGTTGGCGAGTTTGGCTTTGAGTCTGTCGAGGCAACAGCCTACGAAATCGACAAAAAGCTGTGTGGTCACCTTGCGAAGCACTTAACCGGGTACAGGAGAGTGACGCCCCGCATCATCGAAGGGGATTATATTGAGCTGGCAACCGCCGAAGGTCTACAGGATCGAGGTTATACCCATGCAATACTTAATCCGCCTTACAAGAAGATCAATAGCCAGTCAGCCCACCGGCAGGCTCTTCGCACTGTCGGTATCGAGACGGTAAATCTGTATTCCGCCTTTGTTGCACTGGCTGTAGGTGAGGTTGCACCTGGCGGGCAGATAGTGGCCATAATCCCACGTAGTTTCTGCAACGGACCGTATTACCGTCCGTTCCGTAATTTCATACTTGAGCGGGCAGCAATCCGCCATATTCATTTGTTCGAATCACGTAGCAAAGCTTTCAGGGATGACGATGTGTTGCAGGAAAATATTATCATCCGCCTGGAGCGTGGAGGCCGTCAGGAGGCTGTTACAGTCACAACTTCGACCGATGATAGCTTTTTTGACCTGGTCACCTACGAACACCCATTTGACCAGATTGTGTACCCGGACGATTCGGAGCGGTTTATTCATGTGCCGACCACGCTCGAGAAAAGCACCATTGAGTTATCATCTGCCGTACAATGTTCGCTGGCTGATATTGGCGTGAAGGTATCGACCGGACCGATAGTTGATTTCCGACTGAAAGCTCATTTGCGCAGCATGCCAGAAGAAGGAACTGTTCCCCTGATCTACCCGAGCCATTTGAGTATGAGTAGCACTGTCTGGCCTGTGGAAGGTTTGAAGAAACCCAACGCAATCATGCGCAACGACGAGACAGAAAAGTGGCTTTACCCGAACGGTTTTTATTGTGTGGTGCGTCGTTTCTCGTCGAAGGAGGAAAAGCGCCGAGTGGTAGCAAGCGTCGTTGATCCTGCTACCTTCAGTGAGTATTCAGTGTTGGGATTTGAAAATCACATGAACGTGTTTCATGAGAACAAACATGGGTTACCCGAGGCGCTGGCCCGTGGCTTGGCCGTGTTCCTGAACACTACCGCAGTGGATAAGTATTTCCGTCGCTTCAACGGGCATACACAGGTCAATGCAACCGACCTCAAGATGATTAAGTACCCAAGCCGTGACACTCTGATAGAGCTTGGCAAGTGGGCTATGCAACAAGAAACTCTCACGCAAGAACATATTGACGCTAAGCTAGGAGCTCTGACTGCATGAACAACCAAAATGATTATATTGAGGCCGCTCAGCAAATTATAGCATCCTTAGGCCTGCCCAGAGCGCAGCAGAATGAGCGTTCTGCTTTGTGTTTGCTGGCACTCCTGAACCTCACACCGGGAAAAGCATGGGCCGACGCGGAAAATCCGCTTGTGGGCATTACACCAATCATGAATTGGGTTCGGGAGCACTACGGCAAGGTCTACGCACCCAATACTCGTGAGACATTCCGCCGCCAGTCTATGCATCAGTTCTGCGCTGCTGGAGTAGCCCTCTACAATCCGGACAAGCCCGATCGCCCAGTGAACAGCCCGAAGGCTGTTTATCAGATCGAACCTGCTGCTCTGTCCATGCTACGCACTTTCGGCAGCCCGGCATGGCACGATAGCCTTGCAACCTATTTAGCCGAGCGTGAAACGCTGGTTACCCGCTATGCTAAGGAGCGCGAACAGAATCGTATCCCTGTTGAAATTGCTGCGGGCCAGCAAATAACCCTCAGTCCCGGCGAGCACAGCGAACTTATCCGTGCCATAATAGAGGACTTCGCCCCACGTTTTGCTCCGGGTAGCGTGCTGGTCTATGCTGGCGACACTGGCGAAAAGTGGGGCTACTTCGACGCTCCACTGCTGGCCGGGCTAGGTGTTGATGTGGATTCACACGGTAAAATGCCAGATGTGGTGCTACATTTTACTGCGAAAAACTGGCTGCTACTGGTTGAGTCTGTCACCAGTCATGGACCGGTTGATGGGAAGCGGCATGCTGAGCTTGCCAGGCTGTTTGCCGGATCAACAGCCGGACTTGTCTATGTGACCGCTTTTCCAAATCGCTCCATCATGGGGCGATATCTTGGTGAAATCGCATGGGAAACAGAGGTATGGGTGGCTGATGCACCTTCTCATCTTATTCACTTCAACGGAGTGCGATTTCTTGGCCCCTACTCTACTGAATGAGAACAGGACCAGATAAATAGCCCGGCCCATGCGCCGGGTTTTTCTTTGCATATCCCCTCCTGTTATCTGTCCCCTTAAAAAATAAATCACTTTAAAAATCAGTTAAGTAATAATTTCTCGTCCTTAAAAAAGCACCGACGGTATTTACATGAAAATAACCGCAAGTTATATTTATTTCAAGCCAGAAACATCGCGCCCTTACACAGGGCTACATAAATCAGTCGTACGGCGCGACTTAACCCGCCGCAAAATGCTCTTTAACAATCTGGAGCTTTACAGCGTCAATGACCTGTTTAGACCCCTACACGTAAACGTGCTGTATCATCGGGTGCGATCCGGTCGATGAGAGAGTATCCCCGCGCGAGAGCGAGAACGGCGTGAGAACGGGCAACACTGGCAGGAAGTTGGCGCTGACCAATACAGGGAATGTTTTGGGGTGTGGTGAAGGGTTCATGGACGGGAATATGTCGCACGTAAAGCGGCGAGGCCCGAGGGACTATTGCTGAAGATAAGTAGGCCGAATCGGGTCGAAATGGGTCTCCCACCTGCCACATCGCCAAAGCATTTCCGAGAAAGGACGGTATTGACTGCGTGTGATGCCGGGGCTATATTGGGCGAACACCTTATAAAACGGGTGTCGGGATTCTCACCCCGCTGACAATCGAGGCGATACAGACGCGCCAGCGTCTTTTTTTGTATCGACATACACGCACATCTTATCAATGGTGGGCTGTATGGGGCCGACTTCGGTCGGGCTGGTTCCCTTGATTGCCAGTTGTGAGAACCCTGTACAGTCCACCGCCAGCGAGCTTCTCACCTCCTGCGGTGGTTATTAATCACCAATCAAGGAGGCTGCCATTATGGCTACTATCCCAGTCCTTTCTCAACCTGAAATCACCATTTCCAATGGCCGCGCTGTTACTACGTCCTTTGCCGTTGCCGAATATTTTTGCAAGCGACACGATAACGTATTACGTGCCATTGCAAATATTGAATGCTCAGAGAAATTTAACGCCCTCAATTTTGAGGACGTTACCTACACCGACGCCAAAGGCGAACAACGCCCAATGTACCAAATCACCAAAAACGGATTCGTCTTCCTGGTGATGGGCTTCACTGGTAAAAAAGCAGCTGCATTCAAGGAAGCCTATATTGCTGAATTCGATCGCATGGAAAAACAGCTATGGGAACAGAAACAACTGGCTCTGTCTTCTCCTGCGATGAATATCAATTTTCCTTTATCGTGGTTTTCAGAGCATCACCCCTACGCCACGATGAACTATGTTGATCGCAAGGTTATCAGCCTTGATGCTTCCGTACTCTTCGACATGCCAAGCCCAACTATGCGCATCCTCAACGAGCTACACAGCAAGGGCTATAACGTTGACGCCGCTGTCGCCGAATTTAACGCCTTCAAGCATCTGACGGAAGAAATGCGCCGTAAATTGCTGGATATTTCCCGCACATCGGAAAAATCTTCCCGCTTTGGTTTCAACGTTAATCTTTAATTAAATCTCTCCCCGATTATATATCGGGGATTAAATTAAATATCTGGATTAATTAACCGGAGGATTTGTCATGCTCAAACCTCACTACGGAACCATATTAGTTTCTCGCAAGGACGTTAAACCCGGCACAGCAATTCTTTACAACGGGCGTTATTACATGGCGTCAGCTAACGTTAATAATGCACTTTACGCACATTCACTGATTGAAAAAATTCGCATTATTTCAGATGCAATAGAAGTTTACCTGAACCATAAAGGCCAGCCGTTAATCTCACCAGCCTGAAAGGAAATATCATGCTCAATCAAAAAATTAATATCAATGTAAAAAGCGTCGTAACGCCAGCAGAAACTATAATGGGTGAAGTTTTTATGGATGATAAAATCATCGCCTATTTTTTTGTCCTGCCTGATGAGGCTATTTCTGTTATTGATACGGAAGGCAATGTTATGTTTATCGCAGAAAATCCAGAAGACATCGCATTACAGGCCGCTGCATATTTCTTCGCTAAGGAGCAGGAGGAAGAATGTGACTGCCCTGTCTGTCAGCTTTCCCGACAAATTAATTTAATGCATTAACCGAAATCAGGAGTTCCGCCATGAACGCATACCTCACCTGTGACCGAATAGAGGAGCGTCGCTGGGTTAATCAGCACATTCAGGATGAAAAGGATAAATGGATTGACGATCGGGCGCAGGAGCTTATCAGCATGTTCCCCGATAAACCATTGCTTATGAGCAGCCTTTTTTTACCCAAAGAAGCCCAGCTGGCACTTACTGGCGATAAAGCGGAAGAGGCTTACAACGATTATATCTCAGCGATCGCCTATGCACGGGCGGAAGAAGAATGGGAGAGGAAATTCTCCCCCTGTCCTTTCTGATTTTCAGGACCAATAAAAATGTTCGATATCGTTGAATTTGTTAAACAGCAGGAGCGCTTTTTCTGCGAAGCATTAACTGAACCGACGCTGACATGGGCTAAGGAAAGTCAGTTTGCAATTCAGCAATTCCAGAAAAATTCCTTTCTGGCTGACACAGCACGGGGAAATCTGTCCAGCGCACAGAACGCTATCATCAATGTTGCCGCCATAGGCATAACCCTGAACCCGGCCAGCAAGCTGGCGTATCTGGTACCACGAAAAAAGGCTGTATGCCTGGATATCAGTTATATGGGGCTTCTGCATCTGGCACAGGTCACAGGAGCCATTCAGTGGGGGCAATGCAAACTTGTTTACGAGAAGGACATTTACGAGTCCAACGGTATTGACTGCGCCCCCACGCACAAATACAACCCATTCGTCGACAGGGGCGCACGCATTGGCGGTTATTGTGTCGTAAAAACATCCGAAGGCGACTATCTGACCGAAGAGATGAGCAACAGGGAAATCGAGGTCATCAGGGCGTGCAGCAAAGCCGGAAATAACGGAGGAAGTAGCCCGTGGGATAGTTTCCCCGATGAAATGGCCAGAAAAGCCATTGTTAAGCGCGCCAGCAAATACTGGCCCCGTCGCGATCGCCTGGATACAGCTATCGACTACCTGAACACTCAGGGCGGTGAAGGTATCATCCTGAATGCTGATCACATCCCTGAGCGTGACGTCACTCCCGCATCAGATGAGATTATCAATGAGATCACTCAGGCAATCACCGAAATTAACAAGACATGGGATGACCTGCTTCCCTTATGTTCCAAAACATTCCGTCGCACGATTGCATCACATGAATATCTCAGTCAGGAAGAAGCTGTCAAAACGCTTGATTTTGTCAAAAAGAAAGCTGCCAGAAACAAGGCCACGGCGGAAGCGAAAATTCACGCCACCACGGAAAATAACAGCGAGGCCGTGTCATGACACCAGAAATTATTCTCCAGCGAACTGGCGTGGATATTACCAGCCTCGACCAGGGCGATGATGGATGGCACAAGCTGAGACTCGGTGTTATCACTGCTTCAGAAGTTCACAATGTGATAGCAAAGCCACGTTCCGGCAGCAAATGGCCTGATACAAAAATGTCATACTTCCACACCCTGCTGGCTGAAGTTTGTACTGGCGTGGCACCGGAAGTTAACGCTAAGTCGCTCGCATGGGGAAAGCAATACGAAGATGATGCCCGTGCCCTCTTCGAGTTTATCGCGGATGTTACCGTCTCGGAAACGCCAATAATTTTTCGTGACGAAAGCATGCGCACCGCCTGCTCTCCCGACGGTTTATGCAGCGACGGTAACGGCCTTGAGCTTAAATGCCCCTTCACTTCCCGCGACTTCATGAAGTTCCGGCTTGGCGGCTTTGACGCTATCAAGCCTGCTTACATGGCCCAGGTGCAATTCAGCATGTGGGTTACAGACAAGGACGCCTGGTACTTCGCCAACTACGATCCACGCATGAAGCGTGAAGGCCTGCATTATGTCGTGGTTGAGCGGGATGAAAAGTACATGGCGAGTTTTGACGAGATGGTGCCGGAGTTCATCGAAAAAATGGACGAGGCACTGGCTGAAATTGGTTTTGTATTTGGGGAGCAATGGCGATGAAGCATCCTCACGATAATATCCGGGTAGGTGCGATCACTTTCGTCTACTCCGTTACAAAGCGAGGCTGGGTATTTCCCGGCCTTTCTGTTATCAGAAATCCCCTGAAAGCACAGCGGCTGGCTGAGGAGATAAATAATAAACGGGGAGCTGTATGCACAAAGCATCTCCCGTTGAGTTAAGAACGAGTATCGAGATGGCACATAGCCTCGCTCAAATTGGAGTCAGGTTTGTGCCAATACCAGTAGAAACAGACGAAGAATTTCATACGTTAGCCACATCCCTTTCACAAAAGCTGGAAATGATGGCGGCGAAAGCAGAAGCAAACGAGAGAGACCCGGCATGACAACAACAGAATGCATTTTTCTGGCAGCAGGCTTCATATTCTGTGTGCTTATGCTTGCCGACATGGGACTTGTTCAATGACACCTCAGCAGGAAAACGCCCTTCGCAGCATTGCCCGTCAGGCTAATTCTGAAATCAAAAAAGCCAGACAGCAGTTTCCGGATAAAAACGTCGATGACATTTGCCGTAGCGTACTGAAGAAGCACCGCGAAACGGTAACGCTAATGGGATTCACACCGACTCATTTAAGTCTGGCGATCGGCATGTTAAACGGCGTCTTTAAGGAACGGTGAACATGAAAAGCAAAATCATCAGGGAGCTACAGGCTCCTTTTTTATTATTCGCATTCACCCTCAAGCGTATTAACCAACAATTCAGGGATTAATGAAAGATGGCAGACCTCATTGATTCAGCATCAGAAATTGAAGAATTACAGCGCAACACAGCAATAAAAATGCGCCGCCTGAACCACCAGGCTATATCTGCCACTCATTGTTGTGAGTGTGGCGATCCCATAGATGAGCGAAGACGCCTGGCCGTTCAGGGTTGTCGGACTTGTGCAAGTTGCCAGGAGGATCTGGAGCTTATCAGTAAACAGAGAGGTTCGAAGTGAGCGAAATTAATTATCAGGCACTGCGTGAAAAGGCAGAGAAAGCAACTAAAGGAAGCTACATCGTAGGGCATACATCTGTTAACCAGCACGGCAATTTAACAGGAGTTTTTGTTTGCCAAAAATGGAAAGGAGAACCCGGTGGCGTGATTGCGGAATGTCATGTTAACTGCCTGATTGAATCAGATGATCAGGCTTATGCAAACGCTGAATTCATAGCAGAGGCTAACCCGGCTACCGTGCTGGCACTGCTGGATGAACAGGAAAGAAACCAGCAATACATCAAACGCCGCGACCAGGAGAACGAGGAGATTGCGCTTACGGTTGGGAAGCTGCGTGTTGAGCTTGAAGCAGCAGAGAACAACCTTATTGATAGTGAATGCCATGTTGCTGAACTGGAAGAAGCTCTACGCGATAAGCAGGCGTTACTTGAAGCCTCAGAAAAGCGCAACGCAAAATTACAAAGCGAGAATGCATACATCCGCAACCGGTACAAAGAACTGGACCTATTAATCGGGAAAAACATTCTGGTCATGCAGGCTGCCATTATCGAATGGCAGGCAACTGGCGACGCTAAGAGCGGACTAGCATGGATTTATAACACACTGTTTGGCCCTGGCGAATTACCGGACGAATCTGAGAAAGATGCTCAGGCCTACTTTAATCGCAAATATGCACCGATTGACGAAAAGCTTATGGCGCTTCACAAGTGGTTTTGGGAACAAAGTGAAGCCGAGCGCGCCGCTGGCATTCGCATCAAAAGAGGTGAGTAATGCGTGTGGCATGTATCGGCTTGTTACCGTATCCGACTCGTTTTTGGGCTTCTGCGCTAATTGCAAAGAACATCATCCCGACACCAAAGCGCCGCCATACCGGTATTGCAGCGGCACGACGAGCAGCAAAGAGATGCAGGAGAGCAAAACGATGAAAAACCGTAAAGCAAAGATTCTGTTAGTTCGTAGAAACGCTCCTGGCGTCTGGCAGTGGGTGAGACTCAGCAACCGACGGATGGGGTTGATGAAATATTACGGGATGATGGATTGTGGTTTTTGCAAAAAGCCCAGCGCGGAGCAAAACCGCTGGAAAAACCACTTGCGCACTAAAGGAGAGTGATATGGCTATTGCTGCAAGTTACACCATGCATCTCTATTGTGATTGCCTCCAGTGTACAGATGGCAAATATAAGTCGCCAGACTTCGGTGAGTATATCGGTACGTCATGGGCTGGCTGTGCAAAAGAGGCGCGCAAGGATGGCTGGCGAATAAGCAAAGACAAAACGCGTGCTTTTGCGCCAGGGCATAAAATTTTGAGGAGCAACAAAGGAGAGTGATGTGCCTACATTATTCAGAAAAGAATATCCGCGAAAAAGTAGAGCGACAGAATTTTTGTTTCTCATTCTGTTTATCGTGTTGATGACACCGATATCCCCGCTAATTTTTGTCTGGGCAATCGGGAAAATAATTGAGCTAGTTATTGAGTTGTATAACGACGTGGTATGGGCGTCGTTCAACACACTGCACAATAAAATTAACCCATATAAGGAAAACTGAAATGGCAACTTTGCAGGAATTAATCGACCTGACGCCAGAACAGGAAAAAGCGTGGAATCGTCTTGTGAAGGCTGTAAAGGATTTCAGGGCAGCCGGAGGAAAGTTTTATAGTGTCCTAGACACGCTGAGCGCATACAACGGCGAGCACGTTGCCAGCATTGATAACGATAAGGGCTACCACACTGCAAGCGTCTATATGCCTAGCATTGATGCGCCTGGGTTAACCAGTTGGGCTGATGATTGGCACGGCATCACGCTGAAAGATGGCGTTGAAGTGGATAAGGACTAACACATGACAACGTTCACCGACAAAGAAATGATTAAAGAAATCAAAGAGCGAATCGGCAGCCTGGACGTGCGAGATAATATTGAGCGCCGTGCTTATGAAATTGCGTTGACTGCATTGACCACTGAACCATTCGCCACTATCGACACAGTGGGAATTGAGCTCGTTAAATATGGTTGTAACACGTTTATTTGTCCCGACAATTCGATGGAGCCGGGAAATGTACCACTATATATCGGCCTGCCACGAATTGATCCAGCAAGCCAGACTGCCAAGCTGTCATTCCAGGAATGGTTGTCAGAACAAAAAGAAAAAATAGACGTTGATTGCGGATGTGTAAGCATCGAAACGCTTACGCACTGGATGAAATCCGCTTATGAGGCTGGTAACTCTCCGGTAACTCCGGATAGTTGGATAAGCTGTAGTGATCGAATGCCTGAAAAGGGCCAGAACGTGCTTATTTCGGTGAATTTCGATAGCTCTCTGGTTGAACCGCTAATATGCTCCGCACGCTATACCGGAAGCACCTTTCGGCGCGGAGATGCAACGATTAAGCCGGGTAATGGTATTGAGCAAGCAACTCACTGGATGCCGCTACCAGAACCGCCGCAGGAGGTTAACCGTGGCTAACCTGCAACTTGGTCAAAGGTGAATAAGAATCCTCGCACTCGCGGGGATTTCTTTTATCTGAACTCGCTACGGCGAGCTTGAGAGGTTAAAACGATGAAAAATAATGTAATGAAAAATGGAACTATCGACAGCCAGGCTCTGTTGAAAATGGTGAATGAAGCGCGGAGACTGTGCGGTGAAAAAGAAGTACGCAACAACGACTTCATTGCACGCATCAAAGATGAACTTGATGGGGGGGGGTTACGAAATTTTCGTAACCCCCATGGATAAGAAAAAAGGCGGTGCGGATCAGGTTGTTATTGTGATGACCTATAAACAAGCGCTTCGGGTTGCCGCTCGTGAATCTAAATCCGTCCGTCGTTCGCTGGTCGATCAACTGGAGTCAATGCAACAGCAACTGCAACAAAAAATCACCTCGAAACATTCGACTAACGGCCTTGAGGAATTCCGTAAAGCACGGGCGCTGAAAATGACCGTCGATACAATGAAAGACCTTTTCGGCTTCCTCCCCAACCTTGCCCCTGAAGCTAAACAAGTCGTTGCCGCCAGCCTGGTTAATCCCGTTGTAGGCGCTAACGTAATCCCGCTACCGATGATTAATGAACATTACTATTCGGCGTCAGAAGTTGGAGCAAAACTCAAAATATCCGCTAACAAGGTTGGTCGCATTGCCAATACCTACATGCTCAAAACCGAACAATACGGGAAATGGTTCATCGACAAATCCCCGTATTCGGATAAGCAGGTAGAAAGCTTCCGATACAATAATCGGGGAGTACGGAAGATTGAAGAAATCCTGGACGCGGAGAACAACGCAGAATTCGGAACCTGATATCCTCCACTCTCCGACGCCGCCAGAATGACGGCGCGGTGGTTAAGCATGAGGCGAAATTTCTGCCGGGCGGTATTTTGTTGAGAGATGAGATACGTCAACTTCTCTTTCCGCTTTTTCAAGGCTCCATGCCGTCTGGAGACGAATCCATGAAGACGGAGTTCCCCCCAGGACAGCAGCGAGACGAACAGCCATTTCAGGAGATATTGTCGCATTACCTGAAACCAGTCGCTGAACAGTGGAAGGCGCGACATCAAGCGCTCTTGCCAGTTCCCTGATTCCAATATTCTGATCTTCCAGAATATCAGCAATAATTTCTCCAGGATGAGGGGGGGTAAACATCGCCATTAGTGGTAATCCTCGTAGTTAAACGAAGCGGATCTGGAGTTTTTCCCTGTAGCACGGGCGAATTTTTTCAACGTTGCAAATGATGGCCTTATTTACACTCAATGGTTAATTCTTTCCTGTTAAATCCCTGTTCCTTTAAAATGTCTTTATATCCATTTTTACATAGGGCATTGGCTTTATCATAGCATACTCCCCATGGTGTAGCGGCACCACAGGCAATGATGTACTGTTCCTTTTCATCTCCGCGATTTATTTTCGTAGTGGTAGTGCATCCTGATGTTGCCATGCAGAAAATTATCAAATAAAAGAACCTTGCTATGATGTTCATTATCGGATCTCTAATAGGTGCTGCAAGTGACACTATTCCCATACCTGGAGCAGTTTGTTAGTGTGGCACTTCATATGCCATGCAGATTAGTTCCGGGCGCGAATCTCAGAGCGAACCTGTGAAATGGAGTGCCCTTTGCCTAGGTTCTCACGAATAGCGTCGAGTGGCGGCGCGGCTGAGTGTATTAACCACGCTTCCATTGCTTTGTCGCGTTCATTCAGTGCACGAAGCCCTTCACGAATAACTTCGCTTTCTGAAGCGTATGCACCGGAAGCCACACGGGCGCGCACCATGTCAGCCATTTCGTTGGTTAATGTAATGCTGAATTGTTGGGTTGTACGCATGTTAAACCTCACTGAGTAGGATAGAACACTATTCGATGATAGCACGCCACTTGTTGACGACAACACATATCCGGGATTATATTCTTCGCACGGTCGAGTTGACCGTCGGGATTCGAACCCCGGATAGAAACCGCGACAGAGACACGCCGCGAGCGTGTTTTTTATTGTCGTATGCACGCGCACATCTGAATTATGGTGGGGCGTATAGGGGAGCTGAAAAGCTCGCCGGTTGGTTTCCCGGTAGTTCGAACCCTGTACGTCTCACCACCCGATGATTCGAACCTAACGGTGGTGATAGTTTAGAAACCACTCGAGGGCGTCATAATGACAACTCAAGTTTCTGTTGAAACACTCTCCACGATTACTTACAAGCAGATCCCCGTTATCACTACCGAACTTTTGGCGCACCTTTACGGCACAGAAGCTATTCGTATTCGCCAGAATCACCACGAAAACAAAGGTCGTTTCATTGAGGAAAAACACTTCTTCAAACTTGAAGGTGAAACTTTACGTGAGTTCAAGCACAGAGTAGCTTTTAACTACTCTGTGAAAATCGCCCGTAACGTTCGCTCCCTCATCCTCTGGACAGAACGCGGCGCAGCCCGTCACGCAAAAATGCTCGAAACCGATCGGGCGTGGGAAGTGTTCGAAAAACTGGAAGACTGCTATTTCAGTCAAAAAATCCCAGAACAACTTCAGCTTCCAGAATCAACACTATCTATCAACTACCCTCTATCGTGGTTTTCAGAGCACCACCCCTACTCCATGATGAGCTATGTTGATCGAAAAACTCTTAACCTGGACGTTTCTGTACTCTTCGACATGCCAAGCCCAACCATGCGTATCCTCAACGAACTACACAGCAAGGGCTATAACGTCGATGCGGCTGTCGCTGAATTTAACGCCTTCAAACATCTGACGGAAGAAATGCGCCGCACGCTACAGGATATTTCAAGACTGTCAGATCGAAATTCCCGAAAAGGCTTCTCGTTAAGCCTGTAACTTCCCCTACCATCCCCGACATCCCGTCGGGGTTTTCATATCTGGAGACAAAAATTTGAAACAGATCGCTTTCTACAGGCGTTCTGGAAGGCCCGGTGCCTTCCGTGGGTTAAAAGAACGCGTCACCTGGATGATTCAGTCTCGTGGTCGTCCTGTTACTGGCAGTGAAATAGCAGAGAAATTTGGTGTTTCACTTTGCGAGTTCAACAAGGTAGCTCGCGGCCTGACAAAGGGCAGTAAGGTTGTGAAAATAAAGGCTTCAGAACCATTCACCACAGACACCGGAATCGTTGATCGCTTTTTCTCCCTCGAATCAAATCCTCGTCGTGACACACCTCGCTCACGCAATGCCGTTCCTCCATTCAGTCGCAGAAGCCGTGAACACGCAGCAAAAAACTGTCGCGAGGAATACGTGCAAAAGGCCGAACGCCGTCGCCGACTGATTAAAGCAGGACTTTACATTGATGAGTTTGAAAACGCGCTATGACGAAAAAATACACTCTCATTTACGCAGATCCCCCCTGGACATTCCGAGACAAAGCAACCGATGGTCAACGCGGTGCAAGTTTTAAATATCCGGTCATGAGTCTTCTGGATATCTGCCGCCTCCCGGTATGGGAACTGGCAGCCGATAATTGCCTGTTGGCTATGTGGTGGGTGCCTACACAACCACTTGAAGCATTGAAGGTTGTAGAAGCGTGGGGCTTTCGTCTGGTGACGATGAAAGGATTAACCTGGAACAAATGCGGGAAAAGACAGACCGACAAGCTGGTCATGGGTATGGGTAGCACCACTCGCGCTAACAGCGAAGACTGCCTTTTTGCAGTGAAAGGAAATCTGCCTGAACGCATTAACGCCGGAATAATCCAGTCATTCACTGCACCGCGCCTTGATCACTCCCGCAAGCCGGATATGGCGCGAGAAAAACTTGTGCAACTTCTTGGCGATGTTCCCCGGATAGAACTGTTCGCCCGTCACACCTCGCATGGATTTGATGTCTGGGGTAACCAATGCGGAACACCATCCATTGAGATGGTTCCGGGTATTGTTAAATTTCTGGAGAAAACCAATGAGCGAAAAAACGACGTTGACAAAGGCATCACCAGTTGAATTAAGGCAGTGCCTGGAAATCGCAAATCAACTTGCCAGAAGTGGAATACGCTTTGTTCCGATCCCGATCACAGCAGATACAGAACTTCATCTGTTTGGTGAAATTCTTTCCCGAAAGCTGGATGAACTGGAAAAGCTGGTAGAAGAAGCTGACACCTCACCAATCGCATAACACCCCCACCGACATTAAAATATCAGGAGAAAAAAATGAACGCCGTACTCACAGAATTGAACAAATTAGGAAAAGCAACAGCCGACAGCATTTCTAAAGGTCTCAATATTGATTTGAATGACGTCATTGATACGCTGTGGAAGTTGAAAAACCAGGGGATCGTAAAGGTAAAAAACGGCATCTGGCAGGCAGTAGAGGGAGTTGGAAGCAAAACAGATATTGATTCAGTTCAACCAGTTCAACCAGTTCAGCCAGTTCAGCCAGTGCAGAACAACATTATAGGTGACCTGCTACGTAAATCACGGAAAGAAGCGCGCCGCGCCGGGCGGAAACAGAAACGATGGGAGGGTGCATGTAAGGCGTTGCAAGAACTGAATAAATACCGTGACTTGATCAACGAATTGTCAGAGTGAACGTAGCGGGAATCCACGTCCTTTAGGGCGTGGATGATATCAGGCTGTTGAAATACATGTAGAAAAGGAGCGCATACTATGGAAGTCAACTTAATGACCGAAAAAGAGGTTTCTGATTTGTTACAAAAAAGGCGCACAGCTTTGTATAATTTGCGAAAAAAACACGGATTCCCGGAACCAGTACTTACTCATCCGGCGCGATATAGTCGTCAGGCCGTTGAACAATGGCTTAAAGCCGGAGGAATTAACCGAGCTGTTTAGCGTGCCAGAAAATTTTATCAGCATACAACTCATACGCATCTTTCTGTTCCGACAACCAGTCGTGTTTATTATACACGGCCATAACTCCCCCAAGTTCATGCCCCAGCATTTTTTCAGTGACGTGGGGCATAATTCCTTCCCCAGATAAATTCGTTACCAGAGAACGCCTAAAATCATGCGTTCTCCATTCAGGAATATCAATTTTCTCCCTTAACTTTTTCATGTACAAATTAGCCGACGAACGATCAATAGGTTTATCTATTTCCTGCCCGGGGAATAGCACATCAAAACCCGCATTAAGCAATCTCTCGATATAAGGTTTAACCTGAGTGAATACCGGACGCCGGATAATATTCCCCATTTTTGAATGCTCTTTTGGGGTTGTCCAGACCAGATCTTCCATGTTGAACTCACTGGCTGTCGCGAGACGTAGCTCAGAAAGTCTGGCCCCCCATAGCAATAGCAATTGATGTAACACCTTGTTGGAAGTAACTACTTTTGAGTTCTCCAGCGCCAGCCAAATTTTTGCCAGTTCCGTATAGGTAAGTACACGACTCCCTACATCTGGTTTTTTCCCAATATTCTTAACACTAAGCTTGAGTAATTCGCATGATGGGATTAACTGGCGGCTGATACACCAGTTAATAACTGAACGCAGTTGTAACAACAAAACACGAGCCTTTTTCTTGTTGAGGCTTTCTTGTTTGTCAAAGAAACGAGCCCATGCCGATACTGGGATACTGGCAACTGGCGAGCCTTCAAACTGTGTGTACATAGTGTTGTACACGACGGATCTGTAAAGCGTCTGTGTATTGGGTTTCAGATCAGTAACATACTTATCCCACCACTGATCCAGGCATTCTTTTAATGTCAGTTCGCCGTCACTGGGCGCAAAATAATTTTTAGGGTTAACTCCCTTCATGTACAATGCGCGCATCTCACCGACGATAACACGCGCGTCCTTCAGTGAAGTAGACGGATAGCGCCCGACAGTAAGACGTACTGGCTTACCATTCCAGCGATAACGGTACTGAAACGTGATAGTTCCTGCTGGAGTAATCCGCACACTTAACCCGTCACCATCGGTGATTTCAGCAGGGCCAGAGTAGGGTTTTCCGTAGAGGCCTCGTAGTTTGGTGTCGCTCAGTGCCAATGCTTTATATCCTGTACACAAGTTTATAATGTATTCTGTACTCAATATGTACGCATTAGCAAGTGAACAAAACACTTTTCAACGCAAAAGAAGATAATCAACCATGAACAAAAACAAACTTACACCTTGATTTTAAAACCATAAAGACGGTATTATCAGTCATATGGTGAACAACCAAAATCAATACGCAACAATGTCCTCTTAGTTAAATGGATATAACGAGCCCCTCCTAAGGGCTAATTGCAGGTTCGATTCCTGCAGGGGACACCAGATACCCTTCAAACGAAATCTACCTTCACCCCGTAAAAGATAGGTTTGGCAGCACACTTGCCTTATATCTACTCATTTTTACTGCAACAGGTTGAAATCTCAGCACTGTCAGAAAGCGCTGATGACTAAACAGCCCTGGGCCGGGCGATGTAACCATCACACAGAATCCTGATAGCGAAATATGGCGTGACTCGATACTTTACTCCGCAATGCATTCCTTGATGAATTCGCAGGACCGTGATACACGGGACAGGTCGCTGAATGACGACAATGTCCTGGAAATCAGCGAACCGCGCATCTGAAGTACATTTGAGCGACTGTACCAGAACATGAATGAGGCGTTTGGATTAGGTGATTATTAGCAGGGCTAAGCACTTTAGTATTATTATTTTCCGGTTGAGGGATAGGGAGATATCGACAACAACCGGAAAAGTTTACGTCTATATTGCTGAAGGTACAGGCGTTTCCATAACTATTTGCTCGCGTTTTTTACTCAGGAAGAAAATGCCAAATAGCAACATCAGGCAGACAATACCCGAAATTGCGAAGAAAACTGTCTGGTAGCCTGCGTGGTCAAAGAGTATCCCAGTCGGCGTTGAAAGCAGCACAATCCCAAGCGAACTGGCAATTTGAAAACCAATCAGAAAGATCGTCGACGACAGGCGCTTATCAAAATTTGCCACGCTGTATTTGAAGACGGATATGACACAAAGTGGAACCTCAATATGAACCGCCCCGGGTTTCCTGGAGAGTGTTTTATCTGTGAACTCAGGCTGCCAGATCATCGTTTCCGATGGAAGCATAATAAGCTTTTTCTGCTTCTGCCGGAGGAGTATGGCCCAGCCTTCCCAGCAATCGTCGATTGTTATACCAGTCCACCCACGTTAGTGTGGCCAGTTCCACTTCTGCACGGTTTTTCCAGCTCTTACGGTGTATTACCTCCGCTTTGTAAAGACCATTGATGCTCTCAGCCATCGCGTTGTCATACGAGTCGCCTGTACTCCCTGTTGATGCCAGTAATCCGGCTTCTTTTAGTCGCTCCGTATAGGCCAGTGACACATACTGAGAGCCTTTATCGCTGTGATGGATGGTGCCAGACGGACGACGGGCCCACAACGCCTGCCT